AGGTGCGTAGTATCTTGCGCAACGTGCGCACCGGCAGGCTGGAGGATCAGGATCGACTGTTCCGCATGATGGTCGATTCTTGGTCGCGTCTGCGCAAGTGCATCAACGAGATCGCCGGTAACGTCACGTCATTGCAGATCGAGATCAAGCCAGGTATTCGCGAAGGTGCCGAGGAGCCAACACCGCAGGCATTGCAGATCCATGAGACAGTCGAACGAGCGCTTGAATCGTATGCACCACGTCCGAGCCATTGGGAACTGGACACTAAGGGCATGATCAAGGCGCTGATTGACGCCTACGCTAAAGGAATCAGCGTCGTGGAAATCATCTGGCACACCGAGAACGGCATCGTTTCGCCACGGTGCTATGCTCCTGTGCCTGCTAAATATCTCGCCTATCCATCCGCATCGAATGAGATCGACCGCTTGATGATGGCACCGAACGGCGTGAACTACGACACGCTGATCGACTTCCCGCCTGACAAGTTCTTGATTGCAATCTGGCAGCAAGGCGGCTGTCATCCAATCCACTCGGCAAACCTCCGCGCTCTCACAAAGTTCTGGCTCGGTGCAATTTATGGTCTCGGATGGTTCATGCAATACGCGCAGTTGTATTCGATCCCGTGGCGACATGCGGAAACCGACGGCAGCGATGAAGCCATGATGAAAGCGCAGGAGATGCTCGAAAACATAGGCACCAGCGGCTACGCGGTCACTGGACCCGGGGTCAAGTTCTCAATCATGGACGGCATCAAGGGCGGCGAATCGTTGCCACAGGTGGCGCTCATGAATGAGTCAGACAAAGCTTGTGATATCCTCATGCTTGGGCAAACATTGACCACAGACGTGGGTGACAGCGGAAGCCGAGCGCTTGGCGACGTCCACGCTACAGTGCGCGGCGACATTTTGCAGGCGGTGGCGACATGGATCGGGCAGGTCATCACCACACAGTTGATCCCAGCCATCGTGCGGATGAACTACGGTGCCGGCATCGCCAGCGAGGACATGCCTTACGCTGAAATCGTCATTCCGAAGCCAAAGGATGAGAAGGCAATCGCTGAGCGCATCAAGATCGTCACGAAGGACATCGGTCTACCGGTATCGAACAAATGGATCTATGACGAGCTTGGAATCGCTGAACCGCAAGAAGGCGAGGCACTATTCGGCGAAGTCGAAGATCCGCTTCCGTTACTCCCTGAAATCACCGAGGCGGCACGCGCTGACATTGACCTACGACCGACCGAGGACATGGCAAAGGCAGCACAAGACGCTCTCGAAATCCGCAGGCAGAAGCCAGCATCAGAGCGCGGTATGACCGCAGTCGGCATCGCACGAGCACGGGACATTTCCAATCGTTCCGAGCTATCAGCCGAGACGGTGAAGCGCATGGTGTCATTCTTCGCTCGCCATGAGATCGACAAAAAAGGCGAGACATGGGGCGACAAAGGCAAAGGCTGGCAAGCATGGAACGGCTGGGGCGGCGATGCTGGCAGAGAGTGGGCAAACGCAAAGCTCAAACAAATCGAAAATGACCGATGAGGAAATGCGAGAAGTTGCGGGGCAATGGCTCGCACCAGTGGATCAGATCTTTGCTGACCTGATCGACAAGAGCTATACCATGACCGCAGGCGCATTTCAAATCGAAGTAGAGCAAGTCATCGAGCGCATACCACAGCTGTTTTTCCTACTCGACAAACGAGCGCTTGAAACGTCACTGGAGAATGAGATCGGCGCGGCAATCGTCAAATCACTAGAGCGAGAACTATGAAAATCACAATCACGGCGACGGGACTCGATCCAGTAAAAGCATCCATGATTCGATTGCAATCGGCATCGGTGCGCAAAATCGCTGTGATGACTGGAGCGCAGGACGCTTTGGAAGTCGTCGAGAAATACTACAACATGGGCGGATCGAAGCTTTGGGAAAATCCATCGCTTCCGACACATGGACCGGGACGCAAGAAAACGCAGTGGTGGCGAAAAGTGGCTGGCTCATGGTCAATCATGGGGGCGAGTGGATCAGGCGTGACACTGCGCAGCAAGGGTGCCATCGGATTCTCGCACAAAGTCACAGGCGGCACGATCACCGCGCGGCGTGCAAAGTTCCTCACGATCCCGATTGTGCCAGAGGCGCACGGTCTGACAGCTCGGACATACAGCCGAACAATCGCACCGCTATTTGCTGTCAAGGGTGTGCTAGCGCAAGCAGATGAGAACTCTCCCACCGGTATCAAACCAGTATTCGTGCTCAAGAAATCCATAACGCAGAAGCCATGGAAGAATGCACTTCCACCGGAGCAATCCTACATCAACGCATTCGCGAACGGAGCGCTTGAAAGCATCATCGCACAGGTCGAGGGAGCTACTTAAAAAAAAGCAATTACAAGCCAGAATCGGGTGGTAATCTTCTATTCGAAATGGCGAACGAAATCATCAGTGCATCATTCCAGACCGAAGTGGAAGCTTTGGCTGAGAGCATTGTATATCTCCCTGAAGGCGAGCATGAGATCCATGCTACCGTCAATGGCAAGCCTGCCAAGCGCAAGGTCAAGGTCGATGAGTCAATCCTCGCTGCCTTTTCACACGCTTTATTTGCTCGCCAATCTCGCAACGTGCGACCATTCGCAGGCTTCGATCACAAAGCCGGTCCTGCATCATTCATTCCTAAAGAGTTCCGCTATGAAACGGGCGTTGGGCTTGTGCTGGACATCGAATGGACTCAAGCAGGCAAAAGCGCCATCGAGGGCAAAGACTACTCCTACTTCTCTCCAAACTTTCTTCTCGCTAACGGCACGCCAGCAGGTCTGCCAACTCACGGCGAGATCGGCTCACTCGTTAACGAGCCAGCATTCGAAGCGATGGAAAAGATCGCTGCATCATACAACGAAACCAATATGGACATCAAACCACTAATCGACCTTGGACTTGTTGCCGAGGATGTTGACCCTGAGAAAGCAATGGAAATTGCCAAGCTCGAAATCGAAGCCATGAAAAGCAAGATCGCTGAGATCGAAGCTGGCTACATGACGAAAGAAGCCGATGCAGTGCAAGCTGCTGCCAACCACGCCAACGAACTGGAGACAGTCACCGCATCGCGTGACGCTCTCGCTAGCGAAGTGGAAACGCTCAAAGCATCTCTCGCTGAAATCGAGGATAAAGCTGCTGACAGCGTGATCGAGGAAGCAGTCAAAGCTGGTCGCATCGCTCCGCAAGATGACAAAGCCAAGTCATTCTGGAAGGCACAAATCAAAGCTGACAAGAGCAATCTTGAAATTCTCAACGCCATCCCAGCCAAACCAGTCAACGGTGAAACCGTTCTCGCCGGTAAAGCTGAAGAAGGCACCAAACAAACCGAACTCAAAGGACTCGCACTCGTCGAAGCATCCTTCAAAGCTCAAAACCAATCTCACTAAACAAACAATACTATGCCCAACAACCTAACTCTGTTAGACCTTGCCAAGCTCAACGGACATGATCCCATCGTCGGTCTGATTGAGGAAGTCGCCAGCGCCTCGCCCGAGGTAACAACCATCCCAGCTCGCACGATCCGCGGCACGTCCTACAAGACAGTGACCCGCAACAGTCGCCCGAGCGTTGCATTCCGTCAAGCCAACGAAGGCACGGATGCTACCAAGTCGAACTTCACCGAACGTCTGGTTGAGTGCTTTATTCTCTCCGCACGCGTTGAAGTCGATAAGGCTGTTGCTCGCGGTTACGAGGACGGTGCCGAGGCTCTCCAAGCCATCGAAGCCATGGGTGTGATGCGCGCTGCCCTGACCACCGTTGGAACACAAACCATCTATGGCGACAATGCAAGCTCGAAAGGCTTCGCTGGTCTGCAAACATTGGTTAGCGCTCTCGGCAGTGACATCGTAGTTGACGCAGGCGGCACAACCTCCGCAACTGGTTCCTCGGTTTATGCCATCAAGGCTGGCAACACAGGCGTTCAATACGTCTACGGCAACGGCACAACCTTCGACCTCTCGCCATTCCGTGAAGGCGACGCAGTTGATGCAGACGCCAAGCGCTACGCAGCATTCATTGCTGACCTCACCGCATGGATCGGCTTCCAGTGCGTAAATAAGCACGCAATCGGTCGTTTGAAAAAGCTCACCGCAGACAGCGGCAAAGGATGCACAGACGCCAAGATTGCCGAGCTTCTCAGCAAGTTCCCAGTTGGCGAGCGTCCGACTCACTTGCTCATGTCACGCCGTTCCGCATTCCAGTTGCAAGTCAGCCGGAACACAACCCCATCGACCAAGCAGGAAGCCTTCACCGGCATTCTTCCAGGCGTGCCAACGGAATCCTTCGGAGTTCCAATCATCATCACCGACTCGATCGTTGACACCGAAACCCTCAGCTAATTCTAACCATACAAAATCATGAGCTTCGAATTTAACCGAAACATTCAAGACAAGAATTACACCTCCACTGTTGCGATTGCACAGACAGGTGCTAACACCGCAGCATTTGACCTTGAGCAAGTAGTTGGTGGCGACATCGAGCGAGTAGTTTTCTCGCTTGCTGCACCGACCGCTGCTGGTATCGCCGACACCAAAGTCGTGACCTACGCTCTGCAAGACAGCGCCGATGGCACTACGTTTGCTGCCGTGGATCCAGCAATCAGCACGACTCAGACTGCTACTGCCTCCGGCATCGTTGCCAAAGAGGTTCGCTTCCGCGTTCCAGCTAACACCCGCCGATATGTGCGCATCGCTCAGACGATGACCGCCTCGGCTGGAACTGTTACTGGCAGCATGGTCGCCAAGCTTTTGTTCTAATCCGTTGGAACTTGTGTGCAAAGGGCGACGGAGTTGGTAGTTTCCTCCGTCGCCCTAAATTCTTGAAACTCATAACAACATGGCTTGGCTCGCTCTTACATACTCCGCTCTACGTGACAGACTCTCAACCGAGGAGTTGAATCGGTTACTCGCTGAATGTCCCACCTCAGAGGACAAAGCGCATGAGATCCTAACGAGCGTAGCACAAGACATTGCTTCACGCGTCAACTCTGGCAGGCGCAAGCGTGGATTGCCACCGGTCGTCAACACCGGCTTGTATGTGCCACCAGGCGCTCGCCGACACGCCTACAATCTCTGCCGTCAAGAACTGACAGACTCCTATCCTTCTCTCGCTGAATTCAATGGTGAGGATCGCCGCAGATCGGTCGAGGAAGCGAACAGCTACTTCGATGACCTTGCAAACAACAATGCAGACTCCGATGATACCGGAGCCGAATCATTCGCTGCTACTACTGGCAGTTCTTTTCGCTATGGCGGCGCTGCTGTCATGAACTTCTCAGAATCACCATGAGTCTAATTCGTCAGATAGTCGAAAGCATGGCAAAGACGCTGAAGGATCATGCGTATTTTCGCACCGTGCCGATTATTCCCGTGCTGGTTCAAGACCACAAGGACATCGATCGTGAGATCGAGAACGCAATGAGCAAGGCAGGCGCCTTCGTCATGGTCAACTTTTCACAAAGCGAAGCATCGTCACCCGACACACCCGGACCATACATGGATTCGGCGACATTCTCCGTCACTTGCTCGGAGATCCCGAGCGTCTGGAGACAGCAGGCTGGCAACATGTCGAAGCCAAGCGCCACGGAGATCGGTGAGGCTGTCTCACGCATTCTTCACCATCACAAACCGCTCGATTCAAACGGCGATTCGCTAACCGGCGGCATTCTCACATTCGCCTCGATGCAGGAGGACGCAACACCTCCGATGCTTCAACAAATCATTACTTTCAACTGCCCCGTTGGGCTACAAAATACAACTCCAACACGCTAAACCATCATGCCAACATTCGACAGAACCACCATCGTTCGCGGTCCTTGCAAAGTCACCTATGATTCGCAAACATTCTACTCCAAAGCTGGGGTAGTGCTGACCACGACTAACTCGACATTTGACAAAGAAACTGACGCTTACGGCATCGTGAGCAAGTCAAAAACCGACTTCACCATCGTCGTCGAATTTGAGCCAGTTGGTGAAATCGAGGCGCTCGCAGTTCTTTTCCCGCACGGCAACACCGCAATGGGAGCCAGCATCTACGGCAACACCGACAAAAGCCTTGTCATCGTATCGGCTGACAAGACATACACGATCCTCAACGCGCAGATCACGCAAATGCCGACTATTTCGTGCAGTGCGACCAAGACAGCGTTCGGCTCTGTGCAGTTCACTGGCTTGCTTAAAAAAGACGGTGATCCACAGAACATCGAGGACTACTACACGACCGCAGGCGGCGCGAGCATCGGCACGGGCTTTGATCCTTTGCTGATCGTTACCGCGCCATACACCGCAACACTCGGAGCACTCACACCGTTTTTCAGTCAAGACGGATTCGAAATCAGCTTCGACTTGTCGCTCAACCCGGTAGTCGTTGACGGCATCGGCACCGTTGACATGCGAATGGGCAATCTCGGCTGTAATATCAGCTGCGTTCCGACTGGACCGACACAAACGGACTTCGACACGTTCTTCGACAACCTCAGCGCAGGCGAGGACTTGACAACTAGCTTACTCGAAATCAAAACCACCACAGTGGGAGGATTGGACTTCGACTGCGCAGAGGTTCAAGTCACAGAATTGCAGCGCAACTTCTCAGCGGCTGACAACGTTCTCGGCACGCTCACCATGAGCGCCAAGCGTAAATTCAACTCCGGAGCACCAGTCACCTTATTTACAGTCGCAGCAGTATCATAAGCCATGTTCGTAAGACTCCAGCGCGGCGCGATTGCTTACGACCTCGCCGGTGGCGACGGTCAAAGAAGCGAAACGTCCAACTTTCAAATCTCGGCTGAGCCGAACTTTCAGCAGGTGCAATACATCGAGGCTGACCAGTTCGATCAGTTCTTTCGTGGTGGATCCAGCACTACTGTCAGTTTTGACAGCGTGCTGACATTCACGTCACTAACCGACGCCGAGAACTACTTGCTGAACATGCCTCAAGGCTTGCTCTCACAGGCGAGCCAGACGGTGACGATTGGCAGGCTGACAGCGGCAGGCACAGTGCAATCTGAAACGCTAACTTGTGTCGGCACCACGACTGAAGCTGGTAACATCAACTGGTCATTCACAAGCGTGGACGTGACAGCGAGCGGGACTACCGCAGTGCTATCAGGTGACACGCCGACACAATACGCGGCGAAGATTGCGACATCGCTTAACGCAAATTCAAGCATCGCGTTTCGCTATGTCATCACCAGTTCAGGTGCGACCGTGATCATCACGAAGCGGCAAGCAGAAGCCAATGACGGAACGCTTGCGCTTGTCACGACCAACGGCTCGCCACCGCCAAATATCACAGGAGCAACGAGCGGAGCGCCTTCAACGGCTGGAGTAGCACCGACAATCTCCAACTCGAAAACGCTCTCCAGCGTCTCATGCGTGGTCAATCTTGCGCAGAACGGAGTTTCGATCTTGCAAAACGTAACACTACTCGGTAAATACTAAGCCATGGCAGCGAAGAACGTAGACATCAAGATCAACACGACTGCTAGCGGGACAGGCGCAAAGCAGACGGAAGATGGTCTAAAAAAAGTAGGCGAGGAGGCAGAAAAGACTAGCAAGAAAAGAATTTCTGCTGAGGAAAGGGCTGCACTAAAAGCAGAGCAAGCAGCAAAGAAAGCGGCTGACGCTGTGATTCGTGAGGAAAAGCGCAAGACAGTAGAGGCAGAGAAAGAATCAGCACGACGAGTTAAAGCAGCAGAAAGAGCTGTAGCACAAGAGCAACAAGCATTAGCAAAAGCTATGTCAGGTCGCTCGCAAAAAGCAGGACAAGTCGGCTTGCAGGTTCAGGACATCGCGGTTCAAGCTCAGATGGGAACTGCTGCGACAACTATTCTCGCTCAACAAGGTTCACAAATACTTGGGGCATTCGGTCCACAAGGCGCAATCCTCGGAGGTATTCTTGCCATTGGAGCGGCAGCCTACGGAGTATTCAACAAGATGGCTGTTGATGCTGCTGTCGCAGGCGAGGCGATGGAGGACGTTGGCGAAACGATCAAGGAAGCATTCTCACAGAATACGACAAAGGACATCGACAATTTCAACAACTCACTCAAGTCACAATCTGAATTTGCTGAGACGTTACGCCAAGCGGAACTGAGCTTATACATGGCTCGCAATCTCAGGGCAGAAGTCGATTCACGGCTCATCGGCTTGCAACTCAAGCTTGACGAGGCGGCAGTCAATTACCTTTCGTCCACAGGTCAAATCGTTGACAAAGAAAAGGCATTGCTCGCAGTCAGAACGCAGGCAGCAGAGGCAGAGAAAAAGGCTTCCATCGAGGCAGAATTGGCGAGAGTTGAAAATGCACGGAAGAAATACAATTTGTTCGTTGCACAAACCGATGACGTTCTAGCAGAGCAAGCAAAAGCCGAAAAACGACTCGCGGAACTCGAAGCGCGCCAAGCTCAACTTTCGTCCGATGTTTCATTTCGCAGAGGACAAGATCGGGCGGCGATTTCATCAGGAGCGCAAAAAGCTGACTATGTAAACCCACAGACCACACTCATCGAGGAGCAATTGAACGCTGTCACGAAGCAGATTCAAGACGTCAATAATACGCTGAGAAAGATTCCTGATAGAATCAATGAAATCTCGCAAAGCTCAATTACGGTCGCCACCGAAGTCGATTTGGCAATCGCTGAATCAAAATCCAAGATCGACGAGATCAATCAAAAGTTCGACCTGACGACCAAAGCACAAGCGCTCAGCACTGCGACAGAAAGCATCACCAAGGGCGCCGCTGAGATTGTCAAAGGAGTGGATGAGATCGAGGCTGTAACACCGCTACAACAGCAAGCCAAGGAGGCAATCAAGCAGGCGGCAAGCGATGGCATCATCAATGCACAAGACCAGATGCTCATTTCTGGCAATCTCAGAACTCTCATGAGTTCGCTCAAAACAGGGCAAGAAGGCAATCTGAAAACGCTTCGTGAGCTTTTGACGCTCAATGACACCATTGGAGCCAAGATGCAATCGCTATCAAATGAGATTTCAGGATTGAAGCAAAAAATCAATAACATCACAGTGCGATAATGCCAGTTTGGACTATAACGGGAGAATCAGGGAAAGCTTGGGACACAACGTCCAAGACGCTGGCAGAGCGTGCAGTAGAAAATGCATCGCTCACGTTCCGCAGCGTCGGAACGGATGAATTGGTGCTGAACATCTCACCAGAAAACGTCGTCAGCTACACGATTCCCACCTACGCGCAGAGGGTCGATCTATTCCGCAACGGCTCGCGATTCTTCACAGGCTACGTGACGAACGTGCGAACCACGTCGAATAACTCGATCACGGTCACAGTCAGCAATGCCTGGTGGTTCTTGGAGCGCATCAATTACGTCACGAGCCAAACCGATGGCGCAGGAGCAAGTGCGAATCGACTGACTGGAGTTTTCGGCAATGCAGCCAGCGGGACGAACCTGACCACGGCGATCCAGACAGCAATCAATACGAGCGTTTCACTTGGCGCTCCGATGGCAAACATTGCAGGCGGTAGCACGGTGGGGACTTATTTCGACATCCCGCGCGTCACGCTCAACCAGTCAACTTGTGCGCAGGTGATCAGTGAGCTTGTAAGGCTCGTTCCTGACACGATGACCTATTTCGACTATACGAACTCAACTCCGACATTCAACGTCGTCAGGAGGGCAGCAGCGAC